GCGGCCCAGTCAATGTGCTGCGTATCCACCCCCGCTCGCACCTGCGTGTCGGGGATGATGAAGTGTCGTTTCACATCATGCTTTGCGCGGCCGGCGGGGTTGCCGGGTTACTGTTGGATCAGTCGCAGCGACTTGCAGCGGGTCAGGTCGGATACCTGCGTCCGCATGATCTCGACGCCGTAGCTAAAGGCCCGCTTGCGGCAAGCCTTCAGCAACTCGTCGTTTAGGGACTCGGCCTGCAACTCGTCCCAGGTATGCTCATGGACGACGCGGGCAATCTCGGCGTAGCAGGAGTCCTGCATCGCCGTGTCTACGTTCTCCACGTCCAGAATGGACTTCTGGATGTCGTGTATCCGGGCGGTCAGGATCACGCCCAGTACGATCTGCGCGCCGTCGCGCGTCGTTAGGGACTGCGCCCCAAGGTTTAGCGTGCGAGGCACCACGTTGTCCGTGATGACCCGCTCCACCTCAAACGGGATGATCCAGTGGAAGCCGGGGCCTAGCTCCCGGTGGAATACCCCGAAGCGCAGGACGATGCCGCGCTCGAACTGGTCGATCACGACGAACGGCACGAAGAACCCGACCCACTGGAGGATCAGGTCTATGAGCCGGTCAAGCATCGAAGCCGCACTCCTGGAACGCGCTGTCTGCCCCGCGCCGGTAGGCGTAGTCCGTCCACAGCGCCCAGAACAGGATCGCGGCGACGAGGATGAACCAGTCGCGGAGCTTCATTCGGCGTTCCTCTGGGTGATCGCCACCGTCTTGTCGGCGCTGCCCTGCGTCGAGCTGAACCAGTAGTTCACGATGGTCACGACGCTGGTGGTCAGGGCGCCGAGCAGGAAGATCAGCAGGCGCTCGAGTTCTGGCGTGATCGTGAGTTCAGCCGAGATGACCTGGGCCACGATCAGCCCGTAGCCGGTGATCGCGACCACGGAAAGCACCGCGCGGGCAATGAGGGTGTAGAGCGGATTCACTTGATGCCCCCGACTTCGAACGAGTAGTGATTGCCGTCCTCGAACCGCCCGCCCCAGCGGGCCAGCGGGTGCTGCTTCTCCCACCACTCGCCGAGTTCGCGGTGCGCCTCAGTGGAGTCGAGGTAGGCGCCGTCCCTGAACAGGTTCAGGTCGATAGCCATCTTCTGTTTGTGGGCGCTTCGGGGATGGCCGTAGCCGCGCTTCTGCCCGATCGGGCCAAACACACGAGGGTCGCGAAAGACATCCCCGAGCGTGACTTCGAGGCCGAGTTCGAACGCCTTGTCGATCAGCCGCGGGACGAGCCGGGCGAATTCGACTTGCTGAGGCCGAATGCTCACGGCTCGAACTTCCATCCCGACTTCATCAGCAGGAAGTAGACGAGCGCGGCGAGCGCCAGACTTCCCATGCCCTTGAGCGTCCACTTCCCAACCTCGGCCAACTGCTCGCGCAGCCACTCGCGCAGGGCGCTTTTGAGCGCGTCCTTCACGTCGTCTTGTGACAGGGCGTTCAATGCGGCGCGAGCCACTGCTCTTTCCTCTGGGGGCACGGTGCGTCCTCGGGTTAGGTTCTGGTACGCGCCAGCCGCTGAATGGCCAGCACGAGGATCTTTACGATGCGGCGTGACTCCGCGAGCGTGGTCATGTGCTCGGCTAGGTACGTTTCGACCTGTGCCGGCGTGGCGTTCGCGAGTTGCTGCCAGCGGGCATCGGCGAGCAGCGCGGCCTCGGTCACCTCGGCGGCAGTCGGGTCGCGCGTGACGAACGCCGTCCCGTCCCACTTCCACTGCGTCGGGTCGCCGGGCGGCAACTCGTGCGCGTCGAACTCAGTGAGGTCGTAACCTTCGGTCGACTCGACGGCCGTAACGAACTGGCCGTCTGATTTGCGAATGAGGCCCTTCATCACGGCGCCCACGACACGGAGAACGTGCCTGCGTCAAAGTGCGCGTTCAGGTTCGTGGCCTTCATCACCAGTTGGAACTCGTACAGCTTCAGCGAGCCCGGCCCTGTCGCAGACTTCGGCGTGATCGTGAAATGACCGAGCGTCATCGTGGAATTGATGTACGGATCGCCAGTAACCTCGGTTGAAGGCGAGAAGTCGAACCACGTCCCGGTCCCCTTCTCCCTGTATTGGATCTTCGCCGTGACGGTTGTGTCGGCGGCCGTGGTGCACTGGTAAGTGCCGCTCGCGGAAACAGTGATCGTCCCATTGGGGCCGACCGGCAACTCCAGCGGTCCCGCCTGACCCGTGGTCGGGTAGCTCGTCACCGAGACATCAGAGAACGTCGTCGTGACCTTGGAGCTTGCAGCAGCGCCAGACCTGACCTTCTGCACGCTGAACACATGCACGGTCGATTGCCCGCTGTAGGTGACGGTGATCGCGAGCGCCCCAGTTTCGGCGGTCAGGTTCGTTATGCGGTACGAGCCCTTCGCCCCAGTGACCGGGGTGTTGGTCGCGGTGTTGACCGAGCCCGAGACGTTGGTCGGTGAGGACGAGAACGTGCAGGACGCCGTGACGTCGGTAGATCCTGAGTAGACAGTGACCTGTCCGAGTGCGTTGTCGAATGCGCCGGAGAGCGGAACACCCGACGAGTCGCACTGAATCGAGAAGTTCGACCGGGACAGCGAGATCGAGAGGCCCGGAACGCCGCCCCCCGCCCCCGCAGAGCCACCAATGCCGGTCGTGGACGGCTCCGTGGACGAGGGGGTGCCGTTCGCAGCGCGCATCTGCACCCAATAGCCTCGGGTCGTCGTGTCGGCCTTGCCGATGACGACGCCGCTTGCCGCCCCCGACCAGAGCTTTGTTGCGGTTGTTTCAAAGGGGGACGGCTTCGTGGTGCTGGTGTGCTCCCACAGTTCCACGACGTCGCCGGGAAGCATCGACGGCGGAAGGGTCCACTTGAGTTCGATTCCACCGGACAAAGACGTGGCCGTCAGCGAACTCGGCGGGTCCGGCGTGTACGTCGAACTGCTGCCCGATCCAGCGGACCCCGGCGTCGTGTACTGGTCAACGGTGGGGTCGGCCCAGATCGTCGCGTTGTCCTCTTGCAGCGTCATCTGGATCGAGCCGTCGCCGATGAACTGCCACGACGTGCAGACGACGCGCTGTGCGGACCAGCCGAGGTCCGCGAACGTCATCGTGCCGACGTTGAACGGGCGCACTTTGAACGCAGCGAGGTCGAAACGCGCGCTGAGAGTCTTCTTCATCCGCGACCGGCGCAGGATGTGAATGGCGCAACGCTGGGCCTGCCATTGGTCGGTGCAGGTCGCCAGTTCGATGGTCTTTGTCAGTCGCGCGCCGTCGTCCGACTCGTACGACGAATTCCCGCGAGGCTCGAACTCCGATTCCTGGTAGTTGCGTGCCGCGTCGGTAAACGTGCCCCGGACGAAGTTGTACTTCTCGCCAATGGGCGTCTCGGTGCGCACGCTCACGTCGCCGACGATGTTGGCTTCGGTGAGCGCGAACGAGGGCGAGAGGGCCGCGCCGGCGTACATCCGGTACTTGCCGCCCTGCCGGTAGCAGGTGCCCATCATTGCGCCCGCGAGGGCCTTGATGTTGTCCTCGCGCCGGGTGCCGGCGGCTTCCAGCATCACGCTCGACTCGTATCGCTTCTGCGTCGTCGAGCCGGGGATCGCTACCAGTTCGTCGCAGACGTTCGCCGCAGCAACGCACAAGGTCCAGTCGATGCGGGCCGCCGGGATCGAGCAACCCAGATTCGTGTCCAGCAGGTACTTCGCCAACTGCAAAGCCGGATTGGTCGTGTAGACCTCATAGGCCGCATTCGTCGGGTTCGCGCCGGGGCTCGTGTCGAGACGCGGGTCGTAACACTTCCACCCCTCGGCGAGACATGCGACGAGGGGCTTGCCGGTGGCATAAATTTTCTCGTCCAACTCGAACGTCAGCGCCATGTACGTGACGCCGCGCCCACGGTGGTTCGATGTCCACAGGGAGGAAAGGGCCTGGTTCAGCTTGTAATCGACGGTCTGCGAATCGCTGCCGAGATACCGGCGAACCCAAGCCTTGTTGGTGTAAGCGCCGACCGTGACCTTGCCGTCATCTGCGGTCCCGGAAACCGCCGTGATGCTGGACGACAGAATTCCCGCCTCGTGAAAGTAGACGACGGGAATTGCGTTGCACGGATGCCCCGCAACCGTGACGATCTGGTGCAGGTACTTGCCGCCATCCCCGGTGACTATCGGACGAACAGTGTTTAGCCCGCCGACCCGGAGCTTGCCGAACAAGATTTTCCGAGGCGTGACGGTGCCCGAGTATTCGATGGTCGAGCGATAACGGTTCTTCGGCGGAGACGGAACGAAGAGCTTCGAAACTTCTTCGAGCGCACCGAGGAACGCGAGACGCGCGCCCATGGCGATGAGCTTCGGATTCTTCGTGTAGAACCCGACGACCATCAGCACGACGCCGGCAACGAACTTCGCGACGCCGCTCACTGGACGCCCCAGCAGGCGGTCGCGCGATCTACCGGCGGGTACTGGACCCCCTGCGTCTCATGCACGCACGCGACCGTGGGGCCGAGACAGACGCCGAGCGAGCCCAAGCCGTCCGGCGTGGGCATCAGGCAGAGGTCGCCGCGCTTGGCCTTCCACCACCGCACGGGCTCTCCCATGCGCGCGGTGACGGCCGCTTCTAGGCTCCCGTGACGAGCGATAAAACGCAGGGCCGAGGGCTTGTCGCGGTACTCGGCTTGAAGCTCGGCCGCGATCGCGCTGTCCGTCATCGCGTCGACACACCGCGCCGCGAACAGGCAGCAGTCGTGCTCGCCCCATTCAAACGCGCGCGACTCCGCGGCCGCGACCTGTTCCCAGAGTCGCGTTAACCAGTCTTCGCGGCGCATCATCGTTCCAGTTGTCCGCCGACGTAGCGACCGCGACTGCCGCCACCACCGCCGCCGTACGCGCCACCGCCGACCACGGCGCGACCCCAGACGGCGTTGTAAATTTCGACGTTGGGCAGGTCGCTGAAGAACCGGTCACCGGCGAAGCGCATCTGCTGGTCCTCGTCGGTGTACCAAGCCTGCGTCGGCTCCCGGCGCAGTTCGTCCTCAACGTGCAACTCGACGCGCGCCTCGTTGCCGCTGTACTGGATGTCGAGGTAGTCCATCTGCCCCGACCACAGTTCTTCTGGCGTGTCGATCCAATCGTTCGACTCTTTGTCGAGAAGGCCGACGTAGAGGATCGCGTCGCGGCGCTGATAGCCGGTCTCAGTGAGCACGTCGGGAACCAAGTCGCCAGGGATGCCGGACAGCGTGAGCTTCGCGCCCTTCGCCGCGACCTCGGAGTCCTCGGCGTCCAGTTCCATGCCGCCAAAGGTGCCGACGCCCAAATACTCGTGACCGCCGAACGTCAGGGGGCCGATGCCGTCGTGCACGCGGACATGCCCCGACGGGAAGTCGAGGTCCACCAGCACAGTGAGGATGACGGACGGCTGCGCGGCCTCGGTCTCGTTTGCCGACGAGTTCCAGCGGCTCACCGGATAGCCTCGATCAGGTTCACGGTCGCGCTGGACACGCGGCCAGGATCGTTCAACCAGCCGTTTTCCTGCTCGGCCAGCATGAACAGGCCCATGGGCTCGTGAATGATGACCGGCGCGTTGTCGGCCGGCGCGGAACGCAGGGGCCGGTGCAGGATCAGCGTGCCCTCGCCGCTCGAGTTGGAGTCCAGTGGGGCGATGACGGTCAGCAGTTCCTCGCCGATCTGCACGCGGTCTCCGGCCAGAAGCAGGCCGTTCGTGGATGCCGGCAATTGGTCGATGATCAGTTTCGTCCCGGTCTGCGATGCGCCCTTGACGAGCGCGCAGCGGGCGACGGAGATCCACGGCAGGTCGAAGGCGTCGTCGACGAAAGCTCCGGTATTGGACGCCGCGACACTGATGTAGCCGGAGGTTCCACCAGCGGTGACAAGCAAAGTACTAGCGCCATCGGCCGCGCTGTACGTCCCGCTGCCCCACGACCCGCCGCCCGGGGTCGAGTCGGACCGCATTCGTCGCTGCAACGCCCCGCGCGCGGAGTAGGTTGCAGACCGCAGGGCATAGGTTGCTCCGGAAACAAACGTGAGCGCAGCGGTCGGATACGCCACTGATTCCGCAGCAGAGGCATCGACGCAAGTAATGCGCAGAACCCGATCCGCGACAGTGCGAGTGAACTTGCTTCCGCCCGTCCACCCCGTCGTGCCGCTCGCAAACGTGTTATTCGCGAGCAATTCGACAGCCGGGAAGCTCCCGCGACGGACGTACGAGTGGTCCTGACACCAGACGCGGTGCACGCCGCCACGGAGGGACGCGAGGAAGGCCGTCAGCGCCGCACGCTTCGCATCCTTGAGCGGAGGCATCTGCATGGACATCGACAACACGTCGCCACCGGGGCGCGCGTACGTCCGCGAGGTGCCCGTGAACGGCGAGCGAAAGCGCGTCGCGAGGTCGAGCAGTTTCACCTCACTCCGCGCGGGAACGAGGGAGGTCGGCCAGAGGAAGTCGGTCATCGGATTTTGTTGTAGCGCTTGATGTCGCCGCGGATCGACGCCTTGACCATCGCTTCCACGCGGCGGTTGTTGGCCTCCAGAATCGCGGGGATTGCGGCCATTGCGTCAGGCGTCGCGCCTCGGTTATCGATGTTGTAGACGGGCGCGATCGTGATCCCGCCGGCCAACGCGTGATTCGGCACGATGGAGCCCGAGGAGCCAGGGACGAATAGCTCCGGGCCGCGCTCACCAACGAGGTAGGGAGAGCCCCCGGAGACCGGACCGCCAGAGGCGCGGGGCGCAACGCCGTCGTATAGCCCGCTGAACATGTCGCCGATCCAGCTTCCGGCAAAGTTCTTCTTGCCCCAGCCGAAGAAAGATGTCAGCAGTTCCTGCGCCAACAACTCGGACACCATGCGGCGAATGGCGTCGATAAATCCGCCGACCATCCCATTGAACCCGCCGTCCATCGAGTAGAAGAAATCCGCGAAGTACGACTGCATGTTGCGGGCGGCCTGCTCGGCGAACACCGAGAGTTCAGAGCGCTCCTTGGCGGGGAATACCTTCTCGGCCGTGACCTTGATGTCCTCGAACCCCCAGTCGCGTTCGAGCGCCTGGAGCGCGGCTTGCGCGTCAGCGGCGAGGTTCGGGAATACTCGCGCCGTTTCCTCAAGCTGGAATTTCAGCTCGCGGTACTGCGCAATCTGCTGCTCAGTCGGCGTACGCAGGCCGTCCATCGCGGCCTGACCCGCTCGCAGGACGTCGGCGTAGGCGTCGGCTTGCTGTTTGAGCATCTCGGAGCGCTCACGGACTGCGGCTTTTTCCGCCGCGAGTCGCGCCGCGATCTCGGCCGGCGTCTCAGGCGCGTCCGGCCGGTGGAGAACGCCGCTACCACCGCCGCGCGAGATTGCCGCAATCCGGCGGGCCGCCAGTTGAGCGGCGGTCGCGCGCTCGCCCCACAGTTCCGCGATCCGTTCGTTGGTGCGTTCCTCGCTGGCAAGTTGCTCGGCGTTGGCGTCGAGGATGATTTGCTTGGCGCGCGCAAAGTCCCCATGAGCAGCAGCGTTGGCTGCGGCTCCGAGCGCGCCGATAGCGGAACCCATGGCGCCGAACGAAAGCGCCACGTTCATGCCCAATTCGACAAAGCTTTTCATCACGAAAACGAGCGATTCCAGCATACGCCGCGTGTTGTCGCCCTCTTCTGCTGCATCGACCATGCTCTGCGTGATCGCGTTCAGCGCCGGAAGCATCTCGGCGGCAAGCTGGTTCGTGAAGCCGGTTGCGACGGCCCCCAAGGCGGCCAGCGAGTCGTTGAACTCGTCCGCGCCGTCGGCGGCTTCCTTGCGGATCGTGAAGCCCAGCTTGTCCGACTGCTCCGCGAGATCGGCCAGGCCCTTGGCCCCGAGGTTCAGCAGCGGGATCAGCTTCGGCCCGAGCTTCTCGCCGAAGTAGTCGATGGCAAGAGCGGTCTTTTCGGCGCTGTCCGGCATGGCCGCGAACCGATCCGCGATGGACAGAAGCGCCGCATTCGCGTTCGGCGCACCGTCCTTGGCCAGCTTCGCCAGTGCCTTGCCGATCTGCTCGACCTCAATCCCCGCGGTGCTTCCGGCGTAGGCGAGCCGCGAAAACTGCTCGACGGTCACACCCGCCGCAGAAGCCATGTCACGAAAGTCGTCGGCACGGTCGATCGCGCGCTTCAGGGCAACAACGAGCGCCGTCCCGGCCGCCGTGGCTGCGATGGTCACAGCCGCGAGCGCCTTCGTGGAGGTGTCCTTGATGTTCTTCATGCGCGACTCGGCGAGCGTTGCCGCCCGGCCGAGGTCGCCTTGGAACTTCGCGGTGTCGACCGCCAGCGATATGACGAGCGAGCCAAGCGTGCTAGCCATTGGGCTTACCGAATACCTTCATGAGACTGGCCTCGACGTCTTGTTCAGCAGGCGGCTCAGGCACTTCCTGCCGCTCGCGCTCGAGCTTGAAGAACGCCATCCACTCGGTGAGTTCGGCCGAGTCGAGCGACGTCAGGAGTTGGCGGACGGTCATGCCCAGCCGGAGCGCCAGCCCGTAGAGGAACTGCCGCGCCGGCTGGGCTCTCAGTTTTTTTCCGCGTCCTTGAACTCAGCGTCGCCGAGCTTGTTGAGCTTCCGCGCAGCACGCACAACCCGGTCCAGGGCCACGCTGGACCGCTGCGACAGAGCCGCAACGTCATCGGGCGAGAACAGCCGCTGGCCGTTCTCATCGACGATGCACGCCGCAGCGAGTTTCGCGCGGGCGTCGGTTAGGTCGGGTTTGCCGTCGGTCAACAGCGTCGATTCCCACGCATCCCGCGCGGCGCCTGACATGACGGCCACCAGGACTGAACCGCCCCATTCGGGAACCTTCACTTCCTCGCGCTTGACGTCCGAGGCGCCAAGGATCTGTTCGCGGGTAAGCATCACGCGAACCACGCCGGCTCGCCCGTGACGCGCAGCTTCGCGCTGCCGGTCACGATGCTGTCAGGGCCGGCGACGTTGAACGGCGAGGACATCACGAGCGCCCGGAAGGCAGAAACCGTACCGTCCGACAGGGTGATCGAGAACGCGCCGACGGTGGCGGAACCTTTCAGCTTCCGCAGTCGAGCCTGACCCGTGTCCGTCACGAGGTTCAGGTTGAGCGACACGGTGCCGAAGTCCTGTAGGCCGGTCAGGAACTCCTTTGCGGTCGACCGCAGCGTGGTCGAGTCCGCTTCGCTGGCCTCGCCGTCGAAACCGGAGATGCCCGTGATCGAGCCGACCTCCGTCATCGTCTGCGGCGTAGCGCTGCCACCGGAGCCGTAGGCCGTGTACCCGGTGGCGTCGATGCCCTTCAGCTCGAAAGTGCCCGACAGCGGGTTCGCGACCACAAACGCGCGGTCGTTCAGTTCGACCATGCCGACGATGCCCGTGAGGACGACGATCGTGCCGGCGGTCAGGCCGTGCGAGGTCGAACTCACCACCGGGGGATTGGCCGCCGTGATGCCCGTGATCGTCTTCGCGGACAACTCCGCAGTCGACACACGCAGCGCGGTCTGCTGGCTCTTGATTGCGCCCATCTGCTCAACTCCTCATGAATAAAAAAACCAGTCTTGGATGACCTGGTGCGTTTTCGTCGCCGGTTCGTAGTCCTCGACGCCGTCGAGAACGCAGAGAAATCCAGCCGCCTGTAGAGCGGCGCGAGACGCGCTGGCGACTGCAAGCGCCTCTGCATAGGTCGAAGCCCACGAACTCACCTGAATGCGGACCCCGTCTGTGCCGTCGTACCCACCCAAGGCGTTCTCAGGTGCGGCCGACACGGACGTCACGGTGATCGCTGGCAGTTCTTGCCCCTGAGACTTCAGAACAGGGGAGATGCGGTCGGCGACGAGCGCAGTTACCCCTGCGTCGGCGGCCAACGCATCCGAGATCGCCTTCGTCGTCACGTCACTTCCTCGGGGTTTGCCAGCGGGCCTTCTGCGCCGCCTTATCGATCGCTGTGCCGAGACGCGTCTTAATCGCCGTGACGGCCTTGTGCTTGCCAGCCTCGAACGCGGGCCGCATAAACGGCTGAGGCGGGACGAACCCAGTCGCGTCCACCGCGCCACCGTGAGAGGTACGGCCGTCTGTTTTCTTGAGGTACTGACCCTTGCCGGCGCCGGTCCGATGGCCAAACTCAACGAACTTCCAGTAGAAGGCGTCGCGGCCGGACTTCTGAAGCTTCTTCCCGCGGCGGACGGCGACGACCCGTTCCTCGAACGTCTTCGTGGCTGACTGCTTGCGACGGCCGTGGTAAATGGCCTTCTTCATGCGCCCGGTCTTCTGCGGAGCACGGCTCTTGGCCTCTTTCGCGATGATCGCAGCGCCGGCCGAAAGAGCTTGCTGCAAGACTTTCCCTTGCATCTCCGCCGGGATCTTCCGCAGAAGCGCCTCGCGCAACTCGCGCAGGCCGTGGATCTGGACCTCGGTCGTCATGCCGTGGCGGTCGTGAACAGTTCGAAGCCTTCGCGCCGACCGATCTCTGAATGTGCGTTGACGTCGTAAGCAACGCCGTCGTACACGACGCGGTGAATCGACACGATGTCGGGCCGGTAGCGGATGCGAAATCGAGTGGTCTTCTCTGCCTTGGTCTGCTGCGCGGCGAAATACTCGCGGCCGCCCATGTCGACCTTCTGCGCCCACACCTCACCGAGATCGGCGTAGTTCACGACCTCCTCGCGCTGGGTGTTGCGAGTGAGGACGCGCTGCTGCAACGTGATTCGTCGATCGAGGCGGCCGGCTTGCATCAGAGCACCCGCAGCGGATCTAGTTTCCGCTCTGCCGCGGTGACCAGCGTCTCGAAGGTTCTTTCGTCCCGGTCGTAATGCGCTTCGATGTAGAGGAGCATCCCCTGCTTGGCGTTCAACAGGTCGGGATGGCCCGTTGCGTACCCCCCGACAAATCGCACTGTGACTGCGTTGTAGCGGGAGTAGGTCGACGGCCAGGAATAGCCATCGGCCGCCCGAATCGTCGGCACGGCCGAATACAGGTCCGCGTCGTAGGCCTCCGCAGACAGCGTTTGCTGCACGTTGGACGTGTCGTAGTAGGTAATCGAACTAATCGACTGGACCGGCCCCACAGGAAGCGCGATTGCGTTGGTGAAGCAGTGCAGCCGGTAGTCCCACGTCTGCGGCATGAACAGGCGGCGGGTGTAGCCCTGCGCCCACTCACGAGCGTCCGTAATCAGTCCGGCAAGCTGCGCGTCGTCCAGTGAGTGCGTGACGCGGCACTGCGCCCGAGCTTCCGCGAGCGAGACCAGTTCCGCCGTCGGCTTGACGGCTATAGCAAGTGAGCCCACGGTGTACCCTCTGCAATTTCGTCGTGCGAGAACTGCGTCCATGCGAGCCAATGCAGCCACGGCAACCGCGCAGGCTTGACCGCCTCGTCCGCGTGGCTCGTCACGTCCCACGCCATCGCGCCCTCGTCCATCGTCACCGACGGAACGCCGGCCAACACGGCGTCGACCGCCACGCTGGAGTTCAGCGTGATCGCGAACCCTACGTCGTCCCACTTGCGTGTTTCAGGGAGACCCGTCGGGTTGTCGCCGGCTGGGTGTCGCCGGAAGTGCGTCGCCTGCACCGTGCGATACCAGTCCCAGAGCGTTGCGTAATGCGGGCTCCACGTTTCCGTCTGCCCGCACAGGACGCGCTTTCGGCCTGATCGCCACGGCTCCAGACGAACCCCAGCAACGTCCTCCATCCACTCCCAACGATTGGCCGGTGTTCCATGTGGAACGCGAGCGCCCCTGCGGCCGTGGGCATCTCTGACCAGCGTCACCCATTTGTTGGTATCGCCGAGGGAGCAGCGGTCCACGAGCAGATAAGGCCCGTTCTCAACGCCCTTGAAGCACGTCGTCCCCAGCAGAATCGCGAGCCCCCCGCTTGTCCGCGCGCGGGAGTTGGTGACCTCGTGCGTTACCCCAATGGCGCGCAGCCCCTGCGCCATTTTCTTCGCGAATTCGACTTGCCACGCGATACGCGGCTCGGCGTGAATTACGACCAATGCTGCCGCACCCACGGCTCGTTGACTTCGTGGACCTTCGGGACGCCGTGAAACACAGTGATCGGCGCCGGCTTCTTCCCGCGCAGAACTTCGTACTTGTACGAGCCCACCGAATCGTTCGGCAGCAAGCCAATTTCATGCGGCCAGAACAGTTGCGTGATGATTCCCTGATCGCCGTGGGTCTCAGGAATCAGCCGCTCCGCACCGGTCATGTCCTTACGTCCGTGCCAAAGCATCACGGAGCTATTGATCGTCGCTTCCCGGCCGTTCCTCGGGTTGGTCACCGGGTACGACCAGTCGTCCCGCGCCCAGATGCGTGAGGTATCGCTGCGCGCGATCTCCACGAGGTGATCGATATTCGCCGTCACCACCACGTCCAGGTCTAGGAACAGGGCCGGACCGTCGAACATCTCCAACAGGTAGAGTTTGTTGAACCAACCTTTGCGGCCCTCGGGCAAGTCCTTTTCCGTCACCACCACGAACTCGTGGGGGACGGTCAGGTTGCGGGCGACGGCGCGCTGGAGCTTGCCGACGTACTCCGCGCCACGGCGGAGGTAGTTATTCCAGTTCAGGCAGACGACGCTTAGAGACGCCACAGCGCCAGCCTGCAATTGCTTTCGGTCCCGTCCGCCGTCTGCTCTATCGGCTCGCCTAGCCATTTGGCCAGG